TGGTTTATTAATTCACTTCCACGTTATTCCGCAAGATTCCGCACGGTTCCGTGAGATTCCGCAGGATTCCGCAATAACGATTTTAGGGTTTTTAATTTTTACATACCATGTATCGTAATGGTTTTTTAAGGTTTTTCAATTTATGGTCTTAGACACTTTTTACCCCCCCCCCTAAAAAAATTTCAGTGGCCGAGAGCGAAGAGTCTTTGTTTTTTGAATGGTTTCGTTTCTAAAAATATGTGAATAAAGTCGCATGGCAAAACAAAAAGAAGGGGGTCAAATACACGAAAGTAGCTCATTTTCTGTATACGATAGATTAGTCGTCTATTTTTGTACCTCTGGGACCCAGTGCACGGTGCGACCCTCTTTGTTCTTATAGGTATGGACAGCGTGTCCCAACGGATCTGTTTTGCGGGAATACACTTTGAATGCTGCTTCATATTGATCAGCTGTATCCCGACGCAAAGCTTTTAGAAATTCTGTGGTGATGTGTTTAGCCGCATTAAAGAGCGCTTGCCACTCTTCGCTTTTTAAAGAGTTAACAGGCCGTGTTGGTGCGATATGGGCCGCATATAAGATTTCGCTCTTTAAGTAGTTCCCGATCCCGCTAACGAGGGTGTGTTGGTCGGATAATAGCTTCTCAATCGGCCATTTCCGGGGAGCCGGACGCAATGCTTCGACAGCGGCTTGAAATCGAGGCCAAGTCGTGCTTTTTTCCACAATGTCCATAGCGAGATGATCGAGCTCCAGCTGAATGTCTCTGACAAACGCCAATGTGCCATAACTGCGTGGATCTGAATAGGTCAGAGTATGAGAACCAAAGTGAAAGACGACACTTTTGAAATCACTTCTCCAAGTAGGGGTATGGTCATTGAGGTACCATAGACCTGTCATACCCAGATGCGATACCAGATACCATCCTTCGTCAAAATGGAAGAACAGCACCTTGCCTTTCTTCTCGACTGCACGTAGGGTCAGAGGTAATGCCGCTGTAAATTCCGCGAAGTGTTCAGGGGGCCCGTGATTTGCATATCGTCCTTTTAGGATTTGCATCGAGTCTAGTCGATGTCCGGCGAGATTCTTCTGGATCTCGTGAGCGGTATGAGTGGCTTCAGGGCCTTCAGGCATCTTATTCTATGTATAAGACCAAGGAAAAAAGAATCCACTTTTTCGGATCAACATGGAGTTTGATATTGCTCCGAAGCCAAGGTTTAAAGAGATCAAAACTGTATGCAATCATCATCATCATGCCACTAACCTTATCACAGCTTCCAATCATGTTTCGGACTCCAAACTATCGTTTTTATACTGGAACGAATGTTCATCTTATCGTGACATATCCGCGATCACGACTACCTAGTTTCTATTCTCGTCGTCTTTATACCGTTCCATTCGTGCATTCCGCACAGACACCACGAAAAAAGAAACAGGTTGTCGTGAATCACGTCGAGAATGTTCTGTTAGCGTTTCCTGAGTCGGGATTTGAGTCAACCAAGCGGGTGTGTGATATGTTGAACGACCGTTATCGTGTGTCATGTCAACCTATGTTTCAGCGTCTTGTAGATATCAAGTATTACTCATCTCTGATTCATATGCCGTTGGTAGTCTGGTTGGATTCTGATATAGATAGTCAAAGGAAGACTGTATATTACTTTGATGATAAGCGTCTACATACGACGACACGTCTACGGGTTTAGCTTGTTTAGTGGTGATGATCATTCCAAATTCTACATACATATTTATCTTTATTCGCTTTGTCTGAATTTCTCGAGTGCTTCTTGGAAATTCATGTTTGCGGAGAAGCATTCTTTGCGCTTGCTGCGGAGAAACTGGATGGCATCTTCCATACGGCATTTGTACTTCCACATCAAATAGGCACATAGTACCGTGGGACTGCGAGATATACCACCGAGGCAATGGACTACTACCATTCGACCGGGAATAGCTAGCTGGGCATCGATTGTAGCCACTACATTGGGAAGCGCTTCGAGCATGATGCGATTGTTCTCGGGAGACGGATCGTCATCGACCGGAATCCGTATATGATGATAGCGAACCATCGTCAAGTTTTTCGTGCAATTCACTTGAAAGAACTCATCGATCGAGGCGGATACCTCGTGCCATGGACTCAACCATAGGTTGGGAAGGATCTGGTACATCTTTTGTAGGATATATCGCGAATGGTGCTTAGGTAGTAGCGATGCGCCATCGAAAGCCTTTGAGGAGGGTCCCGTCATCTATCGCTTTGGAAAGCGTTAATCGAGAGGTGTGCATCTCTTTTTGGATAGCCGCTACGGATGCAAAGGTCTGAATGACATGGTTTGTAATTGGATGTAATTGATCAACTTGTCGACTATTGATACGTTTAGTCTGCTCAGGAAGTACATTGGCTTTTAAAAACGCATGTTGTAATTCTGAATCACAGTCATCATACATAACAAAATAATGACCACCTGATTTTCTACCGAAACGAATTGCGGCAGAGATCGACGCAGGCGATGAAAATTGTCGATCTACAGCTGCGTCTTTTTGATCTTTGAATACCTTTATAATTTGTGTTTTGTCTAGATTCAACATGGCCACTAATCCTAAACGCACTTCTGCCTGATTTACGGTTGGTTCTAGTGTCTGTACTGTTGTATCTTCTAATTCGCGATCTAATGTAGCCCAGCGAAATCCTTTATAGACTGTACATTTAGTGATCGCTTCAGATAATCCACATCGAGATGATTGTTTGAGAAGGGGGTCGCGCAATGCATCTGTATGCCCGATATAGGTTTGTAATAGTTCTATGCCATCAGGAGAATACCGCTGGATTTTGGGCCCTCGTGATTGCTTATACGATCGTACTTTTTCTGTAAGAGCTATATTACTGATAATAATTGGATCTAGATCGGGAACAATGGGATTAGGAAGCGGGTTTGTCAAGGTTGTAGCGATCTGTTGTTGTCTGCGCATTTCATTTTGGATACGTAAATGTTCCAACTTAATGCGATCGTGTTCTAGAGCTAAACGCTGGGCTTCTAATGCTTTGTCCGCATTATCGGTATTATTAAAGCGAACTCGATTATGTTTAATAATGTTTAAAATCGTGTCTAACGTATCCTCGGTTACAAGAAATACTTCGTTACTAGTACGACCTTCGTAAACCGCTTCTTTATAGGCAAATTGCGAAATAGATTTATGATGATGTAGGTATTTTTCAAAACGTTCATTTTCGCTGCAAGGAAACACATACATGAATCGGACATATCCAAATTCTGCTTCCAGCTGTTGAGCACGATTTCCGATATGTTTTGTACAACCGATTTTAATCAGGAGCTTTCCAAATACATATTTCAGCAAAGCGATATAAACCACATACGTATTTGGACCGCGATACATATCAATCAATCCTTCGTGTCGAGTCAGGTTAAATGCATCCCGTGATAATAGGGCTTCTTGTTGAATAGCGGTACGGAGATCCCCTTCGAGTTTATAAACACCTGTTTGGCGAATAGTAGTAATGACTTTACAAACCCATTTCTTAAAAGGAGTCGCGATAGGTTTACGAGAAGTCATAATGAATCGATATAAACCGGGTTCAGTCAAGTAGATGCATTCTTGTGTTCCGAATTCCGTTTCGGTTGAGCGGATTACTTTTTCATCGTTGTCAAATCCAGTTAATGATGTATGGATATTAGCAAGTTTAAAGATGGTACCAACATCCGATGCACGAAATAGAATAATACCGTCATCATTCAGCACTTGAACAGGATGATTGTTTCCTTCGAGAATAAACGATTCAATGATTTCCATAGCTTAAGTATATACAGTATGTGAAAAGTCCTTAAGTATCTTTCTTTGTTGAAAACAATAAACTGTAGTATCTCGTTTCTACGTATACCCCTAGGGGGGGGGTATACGTAGTACGTATACCCCCCCCCTATACCATAATATCGTCTTATTTGTCGTAAAACGTTTGCAAAAATTTAGCTCGATAACAATGGACATTGTCCTAAATGTAATCCTGAGTTTAGTCAACTTGTAATCCTGTTTCGGTAATAAAATTCTGATCTTAGAAGTTGATGAACATCAGCATCGGTCACGTCCATGTGAATGTGAACAAACGCGTATGGTCAATATTACTCAATCCTTTGGAGGCATGCCGGTATACTTTCTACGATTCAACCCCGATGATTATAAGCCTATGAAGGGCTCTTCTGAAACTATAGCGACGCGCCATGAACTTCTCTTTTACTACATTCGTGACATTCATGATGGCATCGTTTCCTTGCCAACTGCTTTACTCTCGGTGTTTTATATGTACTTTGATGGTTGGAAGACCATACGTGACGAAGAATGGACCGTTGTGTTACCCTTTTCTTAACTTTTATACTGCGTTCAAAAATCTCTTGTCACGATTTTTTTTCTCATCTAATAGTATAAAATCTAGACGAAATGGGCGGGGGTCTCATGCAATTAGTAGCCTTATTTTAGTCGCCAGGGCACAACAGTCAGCTGCTGCTCAGGTGCACAATTACCTGAGTAGGCAAACAGTGTAAAATTGTGGTTTGTCTGGCGGGACAAACGATATAACTGGCTAGTGGTTCGAGAGTTAATTCTCTTGGACTGCGACATTCTCAAAGTGCGGGAAAGCCCTGAGAGCCTTGTCTACCAACCGGTGTCTAGTAATAGGACCGGGGCTCTGGATAACGACCAGAGGTGAGGTAACAACGACAAGGATTGGGTGATCCGCAGCGAAAGTTCCGCTGGAAGGAACGACGTTCAGAGACTCAACGGGAATGGGGGGAAACCCTTAAGAGAGAGTCCGACCCTTGTGGAAACACAGGGGGTATTCTTGATGGCGCACAAGATATCTACCTAGAAAGATTGTAAAGTGTGAGATGCTTTACGAATCGGTTGGGTTGAAAAGTAGCAGGGATGCATCGAATAAGAGATAGATGTATCGTAAACCCGTTAGTGGACTCTAGGCAACATCCACAGCTGCTAGTCATATGTTAACCCTCTAAAAATAGAGGGTTAATATGGCAACATCTTCAAATTCTGGCGAACCCCTAAAGTCGAAAAATATTTAAAGACATAGTGTTGTAGTATATAAAATGGAGAAACAATTACATTGTAATACATGTGATCAAGAAAAGCCAATATCAAGTTTTTGTAAGAATTCTAAGACATTCTGCAAACAATGTGCAAATGCCTACGCCAAGAACTATAGAGAGAAGAACCATGAAGAAATTCTGAAAAAACAGAAAGATTGGTATTCTTTATACGGAAAGGATTGGAAAAAAGCATATGAGCAAAGAAACAAGGAAGAAATAAGGGCAACTGAATATAATCGGTATCATTCTGATAATAACTATAGAATGAAAAAAGTACTAAGAACTCGATTATATAAAACCATGAAGGGAGAAAAGACATCAACATCTATGTTGGAGTATCTGGATGTCTCGATTGACGAATTTCGAAAATGGATTGAATATCAATTTTCGACTGGAATAAATTGGGACAACTACGGAACTCAATGGGAAATTGATCATGTATATCCTTGCAGTAGGTTTGATTTATCAATTGAAGCAGACCGACAAGTATGTTTTAATTGGAAAAATATGCGACCCTTATTAAAAAAAGCGAATAGTCTTAAAACCAATAAAATACTTGATGATGAAATCTTAAAACATGATAAAATTATACAACAATATCTAACTTTAAATCCCAGTACCAAGTTATGATGGAAACAGCATAATGGCGCGGAGAAGAAAACCGCGGTATGGTAACAATCTGGCGAATATAACAATGGGCAAGCACGGAGCCAAGTCCTACAAGTCGTTAAGCAAAGACTTATGGATGCAGTCCAGAGACTATAAGGAGATGGGTTCGAAGAAGTGTAAGCTACTTCTAATGACAACTTAAGATATAGTCCGCCCCGATAAGGAAACTTATTGGAACCGGCGCACCGGTAATCCTCAAATCACATTTTTTAAGGTCAATAGCTTATAAAAGAGCTACTTTACACGGCCTTAGTCGCTGTGTAAAAGCAGTGGCTAGTCACACAAACTAAATTCCCAAACAGAGGGGTTTACGTGTGGCAACACCGTCAAATTGCGAGAACTTCCTAAAGACGATGTGTACCAACGTTGTGGGGAAACCCATAACCGGCAGAGACTAATACCCTCTGGTAAGGTAACAATCACACGTATGAAAAACAAATATTTGAAATGGATAATTCGCAGCCAAGTCCTAAGGGTCATCATGTTAAGACCTATGGATGCAGTTCAGAGACTAAATGTCGGTGGGCTTGAGAGAACTAACAATTCTCGATGATAGCTTAAGATATAGCCCAGCCTATGGTGAAAGCCATAGGATTACGTATCGGCACTTCCTGCGTGTATCGCCGATACACCAATTTCTCGATGGAAGCCATCGAGCAAACCTTCAACGGTACTGCTGACTTCGGTCGCAAGGTGACCTGCACCATTTCCCGCAATGGTGATTTGATCCACCGCATGTACCTCCAAGTGACCCTCCCCGCTGTGTCTGGCTTTGCCTTCCGCTGGGTTGACTGGGTCGGCCATGCCCTCATCAACTCCGTCGAGATGGAGATTGGTGGCCAGCGCATCGACAAGCACTACGGTGACTGGCTCCACATCTGGAATGAGCTCACCCAGACTGCTGGCCACAAGGACGGCTACGAGGCAATGGTTGGTATGACTTCTGCTCTTACCGCCCCTGCCAGCAACGCTGCCGGAACTCCCGAGACTGTCTTGTACATTCCTCTCGAATTCTGGTTCTGCCGCAACCCCGGCCTTGCCCTCCCCTTGATTGCCCTCCAGTACCACGAGGTCAAGGTGAACATCGAGTTCGCTGACCGCTCCAAGGTCTGCGTCTGCCCCGGTGCCAACTTGAACTCAGTGCCTGCTCTCAAGACCGGTTCTCTCTGGGTCGACTACATCTACCTCGACACTGATGAGCGCCGACGCTTCGCCCAGGTAAGTCACGAATATTTAATCGAACAACTTCAGTACACGGGTGCTGAGTCTGTCTCGGTCACTTCCAACAAGCTGAAGCTCAACTTTAACCACCCAGTTAAAGAGTTGGTTTGGGTTGTTCAGTCGGATGGCAACGTCTCGACTAACTCGTCGGTTGCCGCTTTGTACCCCCAGGCTGGCGCTTCTACGCTCCAAAAGCCTGCTAACGCTGGTATTTACACCGGCCCTCAGTGGTTCAACTACACCGATGCCCCTCTTAAAGGTGAGGACCCGACCAACATGAGCGCCCCTGGTAACAATTGCGTCGACAAGGCTCTCCTCCAGCTCAACGGTCATGACCGCTTTGCTCAGCGCGAAGGCAAGTACTTCAACTTGGTGCAGCCCTACCAGCACCACGAGAACGTGCCCGTTACAGCCGGCTCTGCTGGTATCAACGTGTACTCGTTCGGCTTGAAGCCCGAGGAGCACCAGCCTTCCGGCACTTGCAACATGTCGCGTATCGATACCGCGACTCTCCAGCTCAACCTCACGAGCAACGCCACCAAGGGCGCTGACTCGTCGTTCAGCTCGGCTCAAGTTCGCATCTACGCCTGCTCATACAACGTATTAAGAATCATGTCTGGCATTAAAGTGTTTAGAATCGCTAAACAAACCTGTGCCAAACAGTCAGCTGCCAATTCTGGTTATTGCAATACCAGATTGGACAAACAGTGGAAATGCAATCTTGTCAATCGACAAGTATATAACTGGCTAGTAAGTCTTACTAAGACTTGCAACAAAATCAAATTGTCGGGAAATCCCTTCAGAGCTTTAACTACTACCCCTGCTTGGAAACATGCAGTGGGAACCCTGGGTAATGACCACGGGCACAGTAACAACGTTAAAGATTGGGTGATCCGCAGCCAAGCGCCCGCCGTCCGCAGTGTATCGGACAGGGCGAAGGTTCAGAGAATAGATGGTTTTGGGGGTGAGAGGAATGCAATCCTCTGTGATCCCTTAAGGTATATTCCGGCCTCATGTGAAAGCATGAGGAAGAGACCGGGGTGGTCTCGCGTATAGTTCATGAGCAAAAATATTTGCTCTCAGTTGGGAACAGGTGCGCAGAAAAGCTATCCGCTGTCATCAAGCAGGCAATGATGACAGGAAAATCGGTAAGATCCCTGTAAACAGATCAATAGCTAGTGGTTTGAAAAAACCGCAAGATTACTTGTTGTTCGGGAACACCCTTAGAGCTTTGAGTACGAAGTGGATTCGAGAAATTGAATCTATGGCAGAGAATAATGAACTCTGGTATCGTAATAATCTCAAAGATTGGGCAACCCGCATGGTAAGAACCTACAGACGATATGCTAGTCTATGGTTCGCCGTCAGAGACTGAACGGTAATCGCTCGATGATGAAAGGTTAAGCACCTGGAATCGGGTTAAGATACAGTCCATCCCTTAGGGAAACCTACAGGTAGTAGAGACTCCAACTAAACGTCCAAACGGAATCCTCCGTTTGCTATCAAAAATTATTTTTATATCAACAATATCGCTTATAGTTGAAAAAGAATCCATTGTATTGTGTAAATAACGATTATAATTCAGCACTCGGTGCTTTACACCATGCACAGAAAGGCCCGTATAAAGGTACTTAAGGACTTCCTGCGAGGTATACATACCCGATCTTACTGCCCGTCATGTCCGATATGCTTGCTGCCTTCTCGACCGACTCCCGCTTATCCGCGATCTTTCAAGAGAAGATGAACACGGAAGAACAACGCCTCTTCGTGCAAAGCTTCAAACTGTACCTGGATCACGGCCGTGATGACAAAGCCTTTGTCGTAAATTTTGAAGATATTTGGCAATGGATGGGTTTTTCCCGGAAAGATGTTGGAAAACGTCTTCTTGTCAAATCACTCGTTCAAAACGTTGATTATATCACTAACATTTTGCTCTTTCCGAAAGATGAGCAAAACTTAGAAACAAATTCATCCAAAAAAGCGCTCCGCTCAAAAGTGGAGACCTTTTCTCCAACCGATCAAGACACATCGGTTCCTCAAAACGGTGGTCAAAACAAAGAAACCATCTTCCTCACCGTATCGGCCTTCAAAAAGTTCTGCATTCGTGCGAATACTTCCAAAGCCGAAATGGTCCGCGACTACTACTTAAAAATGGAGTCTATTCTCCAAGACTATACGCTTGAACTGATGAAGGAGTCTCTTCAACGTGCTCAAGAATCTGAAACCCGCATTCGCACCCTCGAATCAGCGGCTCTCGAATCTGAGTCCAAAATGAAAGAGATCCAAACCCAAGCATCCATGGAACGCCATAAGGCTCTTTTGGCTGGCTATTCCCGCAATCGTCTCGTGTACATTTTGCGGATGATCACCCTTGAAGACGGAAAATTTGTCATCAAAGTCGGTAGCACCGAAGACCTCCGCGGCCGTGTCAATCATATCAATTCCGCCTTCGGGATTAAAGTTATGGTACTTGATGTCTTTCCGTGCGAGAATCATACTGGTTTCGAGTATTTCTTGCATCATAGCGCGATTCTTGTCAACAACAAATACACAGAAGCGATCAATGAATCCCGATCGATTGAGACCTACTTGATGCCGAATCAATATACACTCGACAAACTGCGACGCTATATGCAAACCAATGTCAAATACTATATGAAACTGACGGATCAAAATCCGTGTGAAATGATGGCCATACAACAACGCGATAAACTCATTGAGATGTTTCAGGGTAATCCTGAAGGACTCATCAAATGCATGGACTTGATGTATCGGCCTGCATGTCAACCACAGCCAACTACCAATACGACAACCACCCAAAGCGTCGAGACCCAAACAGATCCGGAAGAGATTCGCGATCGTGATCCAGAGCTGGTACCCGCACCTGCACTTGCAACCGACCCTGCTCTCATACCCGCACCCACGACCCATTTCCAGGGACCCATCCTTCAACTCTATGATCCGACCGATCTGACTCGTGTGGCCCGCGTTATTGACGGCCTGATGCAAGCCACCCGAGATATCCCCGGCACCACACTCCGAAATATCAAAGAAGCGGTAGCCCATAAAACCGTCTATCACGGTTATCGATGGAACCTGATTCCACGAAACACGCCAGATCCGACACAGGCTCTCCAGATAGGACCCACAGTCGAGACCCAACGACGAAAAACAGGATACATCGCGCAAGTCACACCCGATAAAGCCCGCGTTGTACGAGTCTACGCCCTACAAAAAGATGCCGCTAAAGAAGTGAATCAGCACGTCAGTTTGATATCTAACGCCGTCAAATACGGAACACTGACCCGGGACCATTACTGGATTCCATGGGACGACCTGGCCTCCGAGATGCAAGAGACCTATTTGTCCCAACATGCTCTCCCATCCCTACCTTCGAAAGCCCGCGGCACCGAGATCCACAAAATCGACCCCGCTTCCGGTGAGATCGTCCATACATATCCATCGTTTCAGGCCCTGTATGTACAAAAAGGAATCACAACAAAGGCGATTAAACACGCCTCTGAGACACAAGCCCCATATAAAGGTTTCTACTGGTCGGTGGTGACATGAGTAAAAAAATGGTTAAACCACATTTATTTTTATAACTTGCGAATACATGAAAAACATGAAAAAACGTAAAGTAGAAGAAACCAAAGCTGCGCTAGAGCAGCGCGTGTATGAGCTCGAGATTCAACAACGTGAATTAGAGAACAAAAGGATATGGCTAGAGACCATGATACAAACAGCTAGAGAAAAAGCGCAATATACGCCAAATCCTACCTATAATTAAATTTAGCTGTGCATAGGCTTGCACTGGATTTCTCCTTGCGCGTTATAGAAACATGTGGCTTCTACAGCGGGGAAAGCATCAACTTTCGCATGGCCTTCGCGCACTTTATTTTGCCATCCGTTCGAGGGAACAAATCCACCTATTCCGGAATAAGCCTGGAGTTCAGCACGAGCCGCGGCCTTGGCTTCGGGATTGATATAATCCTTGAAACCTTCTTTGGATTTTTCAGGGTTGCATACGAAACGGCCATCAGTACTATAGAAGCATTCGGTAGATAAATGTTGAACAGGTTCGTACGCTGCACGATAGTTCATATCAGATATCTCGAGGTGATGTTCTCCACCATTGTTTTCATATTCGGAGCTAGCCACAGGAAAACCTTTCGCACTACGTTCATTCCAGGTACTTTCTCTTGAAACGTCACTGACATAAGCTGGACGGAGTTTTTGATCCATTTAGTTTCTTCAAAGATTTTTTTTGGTAAACCCTGTGCAAACATTATCTTTTCCAGGTATAGAATGAATCGTTCTTATCCAACAAGAACAACACCGCCCTCTTATAAAACATATGATGATCAACGTCCTATTACAAGTGAAGATTCACGATCCTATAAAACATATGATGATCAACGTCCTATTACAAGTGAAGATTCACGATCCTATAAAACATATGATGATCAACGTCCTATTACAGATGGTTCGTATACACAAAATGATCAAACCATGTTTTCTATGACAAATGATTCGTATCCGATGAATGAAAACGCACCTTATCAGATGGACAATGATCAATCAATGTTTCTTGCAAACGATGAAGAAAATACCATTCCACTTCTTCTTAAACCAACTCACAAACCAGTATCGAACTTGACTAAAATGCAAGAGAAAGTAAAACAAAGAAAGTGGGAATGGTTGATAACGATCGTAGCAGGTGTAGTGATTGGAATTGTTGTATTTCTGTGTGTCATATATAGAAAAATGTTTACAATGGATTTAATTATTACTGCATTAGTATTGATAATTTTATGCACGTTTATTTGGTTAATGTGTAAATATGGTTGATGAAAAATCTATCTATTAATTAAATGAATTTCGACTGGGATTTATTTGTATCATATTCAATGGTTGCAGCAATGTCAGTAGGAGCTTTGGTTTTAGTAGTTATGACTTGCTTTCGTATGGATTTTGTGATGATTAAAGATCACACCGCCAAGTTTTTATTGGAATTGTTTATGATTTGCATTGTTCCTTCATCCGTATGTTTTGTTCTAATTTATACGCGTAATATTTCTGTGATGAGAGCAACAGAAATGTTTATAGTCGTGGCTCTTCATTTCCTTGTGCTACATATATTATTTGATACATCCGGGTATTACACGTATTTATTTTCATAAGACGTAATGCCAACCCGAGAATATGGGGTTTCCGGAGTTAGAGATGTTTTATATTCTTTTCGCGGAGTATAGGTGCCTGGTTGTATCTTCGTATTGTCGACTTGGTTCTCTTGTTTGGAGTCCGTCTGTTTTTCTTTGCTAATTTCATCTGATAGTTCTTTTAGTTTGTCTGGAATTTCGATAGGAAGTCCTATAAAATTCCAGACAGAAAGGGAACTTTCTTCGTGTAGAAGAAAGCCCGTAATCATGATAAATACCGCTAATAAGATACAGGATAACATAATATCCCGCGTAGCAACATATAGAATACAGAAAACTGTAATACGGCGAGTAATCGGATTTTTCAGCAAAAGTTCCTGACCTTTAGTGATGTCCATAGAGATGTATTTAGATCCAAGATTCATCATGATCATACTGATTGCAGACAGATAGGGACTTTGATTCAACGCTAGTATCATTACTGATAACCAAACAAAAAATATCACTTTCAAGATGATTAATCTCGTTTCATACGCATACCAAGTTGTAAAATCTGTTCCATCGTAAATATCATAAGAACGCCAGAGATAATATATAGGCCTAGATCCAGTATTTTTTCGTGAGAATTGTGAGAAGAATTGGTACCTAGTCCACTTTTCGAGTTATAATTGGTGGATACGATAGGTGGACGCTGTGATTGTTCTTGAGAATTAGACGTAGGTGCAGGAGTATTGGAAACATCAGGATCAGGAATAGGGTCAGAACCGTAATCACTAAAGTTATCCGTAACACCTGGAGGATGGTATGGGTTGCCTTGATCGTATGCAATGAGACGTGCGCCCTGTAAGGACGTGTTATCGCCACTCAATGCTCTGTCGAAATAGGCATCATCTTCATCTTGATGGTGTCGTGTTTCATAGATATCTTCGCTACTACTTGCAAGAATAGGACGATACGATACAGGTTTAGTCGCATCATATCCGTTGGCTGTAGCAGTGGGAGTCATTCTGCCATTATAGGGTAATTTGCTATATACGGAAAGTGCACTATTTGCAGCTGTCTCAGAATACGGGCGTTTCGTCTTTTGATTTCGCTTTGCGTAAAGATCACATAGAGGATCGGGTGGAGGTCGACGCGACTTTTTTTTTTGATTAAGAGGCGTTCCCCAAGCTTCTTCTATAGAGGAATAATTTGTATTGATAACTGTCATGGACCCTCTTTACTTTACAACGCGAAAATAAAAACTTCATGTGAGATCCAAGACAAATTTTCCGCTAGGCTTGTACGAGGTCATATATTCAGGGATGGAATTTTTCTTTTCAGGGGGCGCTTTCATTCGTGGTATGCGATAATTCGTTGATAATTGAAGCGGTTTGTTTTCTCTAGTATACGTGTCTTGTTCGATCAGACTAGATCTCGAGCTTGGAGCAGGGAGAGTATGAGGTAATCCAAATTGAATATCCTCGGTGTTTTGTGTTAATGCAGGCTCATATGGCGGTGCCAAAATATGTTTTGCTTTAGCTTTTGTATGTGCAGGTAAGTCTACTGGATCCCATGAAATATACAAAATTCGGGGGAAATAATAAGTAACTATAAATCCATGTTGTCGAAGTTGATGCATCATGTACGCCATGCAGTGGTGTATATCATATATAGGGAGTCCTAAAACAAATTCAGGTACTTCATAAAACATCTTCATCTGATCTACGCGAGCAGCAATTTTAATGCGTTGGTAGCATTTCTGTAAAACACCGTCATAGCCGGTGAGTTTTTTCATCTTTTTTTGGTTCATATCTCGATATAAGTCGAATATGTTTACCGGTGGACCAAGTTGTACTTCCTGTTTTGGTGGTGTATGAGGATGATACAAAGATCGATACATAAGAGATAATTGTACTACCCTAAATAATGATAAAAAATATAGTTATTTCCGGCGGAGGATTTAAAGGGCTTGCGTTCGTGGGTTGCTTAAAATATTTGGAGGAAACGCAAGACATTTCGTACATACAAAACTATGTTGGTATTAGCGCCGGTTCTATTATGTGTTTTGCCTTATGTTTAGGTATGTCGATTTCTAAGATTACAGAAGTTGTGAAAAAGATCCTAATGATTGAACATGACTTGGAGTCGATCATTCCAGATCCCTTATCTATGTTGGATACTTATGGTTTAACAAAGGGCAGTGAGATCACGCAGATATTTACGACGTTATTACATGAAGTATTCCCTGACACGGAGGATATCACGTTTATAGAGTTAGCAAAGAAGACAGGTAAAAATCTGGTAGTGACGGTAAGTAACTTGAGCAAACGGCAAACCGAGTATTTCTGCTTAGATACTTATCCAGATGCGAGCGTCATTATGGCATTAAAGATGAGTTGTGCGTATCCTTTAGTAGTCGAACCGGTATCATTTAATGATAATTTGTATGTAGACGGTTGTTTATATTGTCAACTACCTTTATCATATCTTGAATCTGAAACATTTTCGAATATAACGACAATAGGATTATTATATACGGATCCGATTCGCGAAATACGTGGATTTACAGATTACTTAGAAGCAATACTGTTCAGTCCATGGCAACAATGGTGTTCAAGACAAATCGACCAATCTATTATTAAATCTATATGTAAAATCAATATTGTGTCAGAAGAAGACTCCGCTGTTCAGCTCGTTTCTTTGACAATTTCAGAAAAAGAATTTGAATCCTATATAAGTCAAGGATACACTCAAATGAAAGACTATATGATATCTCAAGAAGAATCATATAATAAAACTAAGCAGACTTAGCATCTTTCTGTGCTTTTTGTTCAGCGGCATGAATATTTGTAGTTAAAGAAACGAGTGTTCTTTCTTCTGTCGAGTTTTGACCGTATTTAGAATCACCTGTTGCGGTAACAAAGCGAATATCCGGTAAACTGTTGACACCATATTGAGCAACTATATCAGCATTGGCGGCATCGTCTACATCATATGATTTAAACGTGGTCAGAGGGAATGACACGGCTTGTTGACTGACTAATTTCTCATAAATAGGCTTAAACGATTTACAATGCCCGCACCATGTAGCATAGAAATATAATACTGTTAAAGGTGTTGAAGTTGTTGAGCCCTCATAGCCTTCTACTTTTTTATTGTTCTTTGAGTCGGAAGAAGCACTAACAGAATTAGAACGGATTATATTAATAATAACACGGTAACAAACATAAACAAGAATGAATACAAGGGGTATAATCCATAAAAGGTGCAACCATTTATCCATGAGAGAGTTTTAATTAAATAGAGAAAATAAACACAGAGGCATTCCGCAACATGAACATATCAGCTTTAGAAGGCTGGCACTCTATGAACATAACCGTATTGACACATGATGTGATTATTTCGTGATTGTTGTTCCATTCGGATAGCTTTAAAGCAAGCATGCGAGTTTCAAAATTCTTAAATCTCGCGGACTCTTCTAGTTTCGATAGAGGATAGCCTTCTTTAACTAAGTCAATATACAACATGTCGAAATGAGAATCTTGACAAATGACTATGGATTGGTAAATATTGTTTGTTTCAAATATAGTTCTTATAGACGAGATCGCCATTTCATAACTTACATATAATTTATACTTAAGTACATATCAACATACTATAGTTAGTACAATGACTGATGTAGTTAGATACCCGATTGAAGTCTTTATGGGACTTAATCAAACTCCATCAGATCCAATACTTCAAACTAAATGCGATAGCTTGTTTTCATTGTATTCATGTTTTCAGGATCAGGGTATGACTGGTCCTCCTGGTAGACAGGTACGACATCATAATACAAAAGTTTCCAGAAAAATACAAATGAATCAAAATAACAATCAACAACTGTTGGCAAAACCAGTAAGGCCTTCCTTATTCAAGGGGGCAAACGTAGCCACTGTTCCACAAAAAATTCAAGGAATTATGAATAAAGTTTCAGATACTAATTATATAAAATTGACTGCTTCTTGTAAGGATTTGATCGACAAAGAGTCACTCGTCGAATCTCTCGACAAAACGCAGTGTTGGAAACAAATATATGATCATGCGTACAAACAATCACAATATTACAAGCTATATATACACATGCTGAAAGAACTGGGAGCACTGGATAGACCCGAATTCATCCAAAATATGATATCAGAAAGTATATCTGCCTTGAAAGATGCTTTTGCATCCATTGATTCAAGCAATATTGAACAGGAAGATTATGATGCATTTTGTGAACGCATTAAGGTGAAAACACATAGTGTAGGGCACATGCATATGATGATTGGTATAACTAATGATATTCACAATATTATATGCGAATTAGAGAAAATATGGAATTCTATATCTTCAACAATGGGCGTTTCACGTGAAATGTTTATTGATCTGATTTACATTTTAACAGGTAATAAAGATATTGAATGTAAGACATTCATTCAGTCTGTCTGCGATTCCATTTTAACTAATAATCCATCACTGCGTGTTAAATTTAAATGCGAAGATATTATTACTAATATACAAGAACATGAGCAAAGAGACAGCAAAAGAGAGCACGGTAAAGACAGAGACAGAGAAAGAGATAAAGACAAAGAAAGAGACAAAGAAAGAGACAAAGACAAAGAAAGAGACAAAGAAACACACGGACAAGAAAAATACAGAGTTCGTGGAGGAGATCGAATCGACGAAAAACGCGGAAGTGGATCTAACAGGTCTTATCGCACCTATCAACCGTCTATACGTAGAGCATTTACGAAAGGGGGAACAGTTTCAAGCTAGAGCATATGAACGCGCAATGAAAGCTTTTCATCAGCATCAGCCAAAGACCTTTGAAGATTTACAAAAAATCCCGGGTTGGGGTAAAGGGCTACTCGGAAAAGCAAAAGAATGGATTGAAACAGGTCATATCGAAGCCGATAGATTGTTGAATAGTAACAATGATGCAACAGAATTGTTCATGGGTATATCCGGTATTGGACCTGTTAAAGCAAGAGAATTAGCAGAAGCTGGATACCGTACCATAGAAGAACTAAAAGAACATCCTGAATTACTAAATACAAAACAAATTATTGGATTAAAATATTACAATGATTTCTTAAAACGAATACCTCGTAAAGAAATGGATGTACATAAAACTAAGATAGAACACGTCATTCAGTCTATCAGTAAAGACATTATATTCGAGCTGGTTGGAAGTTACCGTCGAGGACAAAACAGCAGTGGAGACATTGATGTATTAATACAGGCTCATGAAAACCTTCGTATGGAAGAAGTAGTATCTCTTCTATCGAAAGATGGGTATATTACAGATATTTTAGCACAAGGAGAGAAGAAATTCATGGGTGTATGTAGATTAAAACGCCACTCAACTCATAGGAGATTGGATATCCTTATAACAACAAATACGAATTATCCATTTGCGCTGTTGTATTTTACAGGATCTGGTGAATTTAACATAAAAATGAGACAATGGGCTTTAAATAAAGGGTATTCTCTAAATGAATATGGATTAACACCTACGATTGACGGCATTCGTACTGAAGAGGATATATTTAAAGCTCTCGAGTTGAAATATGTAGAACCCCATAATCGTACCCCAGATATAGACTTAGAGTAACATGAAATTATCAAATTTATTTGATTCAACCCCATTGTAGTTTCCAAATGATTCTACAGTTTTATCTTTGTCATCGAAGTTTTCTTTCGTTTTCTTAGTTTTATCTTTGTCATCAGAATTATCTTTCATTTTCTTAGATTTATCTTTGTCTGAGTCTTTATCTTTCGTATCTTTTTTGCTGACTTCTTCTGGTACTTCATCTTTATCTATTTTTTCTACATTTTTGAGGCCAACTCCTTCTAGCGTTGGACCTGATGCTGCTTTAACCGAATCAGATGGTCTAGTCTTTGAAGCGAGTTTTCCAGCTATGACGGTCAGACGATTTGATAGGCTGCCAAGTTCTTTCACTAACGCAGATAGATCATCATCATTTGCAAATGTTTCTTTCGACTGGTTTTTCTTTGAATTTGAATACATAATCAGTGCGTAAACTGCTAATAAGACGAAGACGATTATCAGATAGTTCAACATTTATATTATATCTATAAAATAAATGAATGGATTAAACGATGTTTCACAAATTATACATCCTATATCAAAACCGATAGTATTTTTATTAGATTTCGATGGAACGTTGGTCGGAGATGTGGAGTGGCTGGCAAATGAATATACCCTTTTTCAAAACTATAACTCTGGTCAGGTATCGAAAGTAGTCAAGTATCAGCCTGCCTATCTCATGCAAGATTTGGGACAGCACATGATACGGCCCTATTTAAAGGAATTCCTGTTGGCGACTAAACTGAAGTATCCGCAGATCGAGTTTTTCATATATACTGCATCTGATACCGAATGGGCCGAGTTTATTATACCACGCGTAGAACAGAAACTGGGTTTTAAATTTAACCGCCCTTTATTCACCCGGACACATTGTATTTGCAAGAATGGATCCTATATCAAGTCATTAGATACAGTCCGTGGAATAGTTTACAAACGCCTGGCAAAACAATACAAACTTAAAACGATGAACGATATTCAGTCGATGATCCTCGTTGATAACACACCCCATGTGTTGACCGATAACCGTGCGCAGGTGTTGTGTCCTACCTATGATTATCAACTACCAGTGGATCTAACCCGACAAATTCCGGTAAGTATGCTCGAGACATTTTTACCGTGGCTTCGACCTATGATTGCACCGACAAAAAGGTTCAAAACATTGCAGCATTTCTGGTATTATTTCCATAGGTTTATGTCGGAGTTGTATCTGAAAGCGTGTAAAATGAATAAATATTACTTAAAGGATTTTTATTGGAAAAAAATGCATGATGCATGTTCCGAAACTGACTTAAGTAAATTCAACACATATGAATTGAAGGCATATCTTTCTAGTCGCACATAATGACGGAAATGAAAAAGCATATTTTGTCCTTTGACATCGGGATCAAA